GAGGAAGAGAGGGAGATAGGGAATTTTGCCCATAAAGGCTGAAAATTTGTGTAATGGTTTAATCTTAAAATATCTTCTTCAGTCTTAGCAGAAGAAATTGGTATTATATGGTCTAAATGTATTTCGCTCATTCTTTCAAATGACATTCCATCTTTAAATTGCAAAGATATATAATTCATAAAGAAATCTAAAGTGCAACCTAAAATTTCTTCGCTTTTTTTTGATTTAATATATCTTCCATTACAAGCTCTTTTAAAAGACTGACTAATTGAAGCTCTAACATTCCAAGTTAAATTATATAAAGCATCTGTTTTTCTTTTGTTTTTTTGATAGTTATTAAAATATTCTTTTCTATTATTTTTTGAATATTCATACTCACAAGATTTACAATCACTACGATAGCCTGATTTTCTGTTTTTTCTTACTCTAAAATCTGTTAATGGTTTTTCTACTTTACATTTAGTGCATACCTTCATTATTTAACTTTTAAAAGTTCGTCTTTTACTTTTTTGGCTAATTTATATTTTTTTTCAATAGCTTCCAAATTACCACCATTTTTTAAATATTCAATAGCTTGTGTATATTCAGGAGTATTAACGTTTAACCATTTTTGCTCAGCTTCTGTAGTTGCCGTAGGTTTTCCGTGTGTATTAGTTGCATCAGGGTCTTGTGTGTCATCAATCAAAAGTAAGTTACCTAATGCGTATTTTTTACCATAAGAAGATGCAGAACCAAATTGCTGTGGAACTTGCATTCCTTTTTGTTGTAAGTCTACCCCTACTATTGCAGTAGCGCTAATTTCATTGATTCCGTTATTATCTTGAATAGTTGCAGTTGATTCTAACAAAGGAACATTTGCACCCTCAACCCCAATAAAAGTTTCATTAATAGTAAAAGATACACCATATTTTTCGTTATATGGTTTTAACGCTTCTAAAATATCTTCAGCTGAACGGAAGTTATATTTTCCAAAAGAGTTGAATTTTGATTTTGCAGCTTTAAATTCTACTTGAATTTTACTTAATTTTTCGTACAATGTTAATTCTTTCATAATTCGTAAGTTTTTTGTTTAATAATTGTTTTATACTCTTCAGGACATTCTTCATCACATAACTCAAATATATGTGCTTTAACGTCATTTAATTTTGTTTCAAGTTCGCAAATACGTTTTTGTAATGCTTCAACCTGAAATCTTTGGTAGTCTATTAAATCTTTCATTTTTATTTATTATCAGATATAGTTAATATTTCACCTTTTTTTAATATTCTTACTTTTAAAGTATTTGAGTTAATATCTGACCAACCATAACCTGATTCTTCACCGATAGAAACTGCACAATCTCCATATCTTTGTACTATTTTACCTTCATACCTTGGGAAACCATCATTTTTAAGTACTACTGCAATTTGACCATCTTTAAGGTCTTGCATTAAAATTACTTTTTTTTCTTTGTTTTTGTTTAATGTTACCATAATTTAATTTTTTATTTGTTATTGTTTGATGAAGCAAATTTATAATCTTTTTTTTAATTACAAACTATTTTTTAAAACTTTAACAAATATTTAACTTTTAGCCAAAAAAAAGGGTAGTCGTTAAACTACCCAATTCAAACAATTAGAAACAATTAGAAATATCAAGAAAAATCTTTTAACTTATCTTTGTAGTGTTGTATCATATCTTGCAAATCGTTATCAGAAAACTTAACAACTTGCTTTGATTTTAAAACCATTTCTTCAGCTTTATCTAAACCTAAATATTTAGCGAATAAAAACTGCTGACCTTGATTTGTAATATTGCATCCGTAACATTGAACTCCTACGTTGTTTTCATCCCAACGTGTTGAGTAATGCCTACGTGATTGAAAGTGTCCACATTGTAATTTTTTCCAATGGTCTTTTTTACCACAGGTTACGCATTCAGCTATTTCATTTTTTGCATAACGCAAACGTATGTATTGACTAAATACAGCATCTAAATTTTTTACTATTGTAGAACGCTTTTGTTTCATTTTAAAAATATCAGGAAGTTATTATTCCCGTAACAACTCCCTGAATTATATAGAATTGCAAATGGTGAATACAAATGTAAGTAATATTTATTAACAAGAAGGTTAATAAGTGAAGTTTTTTATTCTCGCGCGCACACGCTTATTTTAATATAATATATATATATAATAATATTATAATATAATTTTAAAATATCTTTTAATAATATAATATATAATTAATAATAATATAATAAAAAATATAATATAATATTTAATATTATAATTATCTCTTTCTATATTTTTATTCTTAATTACTTCTTTAGATTTAATATTTGATTGTTTTTGTTCGTTTTTAACAACTCTAATATCTTTTTTATATAAACTGTTGTCTTTTTTGTTTTCGTGTCTTAAAATGACGTTAAAATACGTTTTGCCATTATAAGTAAATGGTTTTAAATTATCTTTAGCTTCTACAGTAAAAGTTTCTAATTGATAATTAAATTTAATTTCAACGTTTGAGCTATCAGTTGTAACTATATTTTCTTTAATATTTGTTTCAACTTCTTTCTCTTGTTTCTCTACAGCTACTTTACGTGACCCACAAGACGCTAAAATGATAAAAGTAAGTAAATATATATATTTCATAAAATAGTGTCTTAAATGTCTTTATATTCGTTTTTAGCTTCAAAACTTGGACAAGCCTTAAGAACGCCTTTAAAATCTTTATGACCTTGAACAATAGCGTTTGGAAATTGTTTTTTAGCCTGTTTAACTAAATACAATAAACTTTCTTTTTGTTTTATTGTACGTGTGTCTTTTGGTCTACCTGATTCATCAATTCCACCAATATAGCTGAAGTGAATAGATTCTGAATTGTAACCTTTAACTCCGTTTGTTATTTGTTCATACTTTGCAAGTTCGTGAATAACACCATTAGCGTCAATTAAACGATGATAGCCTACAGTTTTCCATTTTAACGTATTTTTCCAATAGTTTAAAATAGCTTCTTTTTTTGTGTTTGGCTGTGTAGCAGTACAATGAATTACGATATATTTAATATCACGCATATTATTTAATTTCGTTAATATCTGATTTTACTTCTTTGGCTCGGTTTAATAAATTCTTTAACATTTTCCAAATATCAATTTTTAACGCTGATTCTATATTTTCTTTAATGCTTACAAGTTCAATAAAAATCAAAAGTATTGCAACTAATTTTGTAAACATAAACTTAATAGTAAAATGCTGTAAAACAAATTCGTTTAATAAAAATTTGTCAATAACATATAATAATAAAATAGTAATTTGATATAAAAGCATTTTGCTTACAATATTTGATAATGTTCTTGAACGAATAGAACGCCATCCGTTTAATTTAACACTCTTAAAAATACCTGTAAAAGTATCAAGAAAAATACCAAAAGCTACAGCAATTAGCAATCCCTGAATAGGAGCAAAGAATAGTATTAAACCGCTAAAAAAATAATTAAGATACGTCTTCATTTTTAATTGGTTGTATATCTTTAATTAATTCTTTTAAAGCCTTTAAAATAGCATCTACTTCTTGTAAATTATATGCACCTTTTGTAACTGCTAAATTTATAGCTTGTTCAATAATTTGTAAGTTTTCCATTATTATTTTATAAAAGGGTTATTAATTTTTATTTCAGTAGGATTTTCTATTAAATTAATTTCGTTTTCCAAACTTTTATTTAATTCGTTAACGTCTAAATTTGATTCTAACCAACTAATAACATCAGTTTCTTTTAAATCATTTAAGACGATAAAATTATCTTTGTTTGGGTTTGTAAGAATTAAAACTCCATAGTTAGAAACTACAATATCATTTTTTGTAGCTTCATATCTCCAATGTACGTTATAAATAACGTCTGTTAAATCTTCTAAAATAGCTTTACAATCAAAAGCTGAAATTTTCCATTTATAAGTTATCATATTTTTTTATTTTATTTTATGAATAAACAGGAATTAAAAATTGGTCACCTGAAGCAATATCATTTATTCTTATCCATTTTGCAGGAGTTGTTGCATCTGATGGTGTTACAGTGTCTTGAATAAGTCCATTATCTGTAACTAATAAATTATCTGATTCCTGTAAACCAAATTTATTTCCTATTGAATTTTCAAAAAAAACTCTTGCACCATTAAGAGTATTAACACCTAATTCAACACCACTTCCATAACTACCAAGTTTTGCCACATTTGTATTTATTACAAGGTCATTGTTGTCTACATTTGCAGAAATTTCAGTAGCACCAACATCAAGACTTGGGTTTGAAAAATCACCTGCTTTAAAAGTTCCAACAACTTGTAATGTGGTTGACGGAGTACTTGTTCCAATTCCAACGTAACCTGCAGAAGTTATCCTCATTCTTTCAGCAGGTGAACCGTCAGTAGAAACTGAAAATATAAGGTTGTTTCCTTGAGCACCAAGACGAACTGCGTTTAAAGTAGTTGTTGATGAGTGATAACCTGTATAACAAATTGCATTATTATTTTGAAAATACCCAACAATAGTTGGAGTGCTTGGTTCGTAAATTAAAAATTTAACACCCCCAAGATGTGGAGTTGTAGTTCCAACAAGAACACTTGTACCATTGTCAAATATTTGACTGTTCTCAAGTGCGGTTGTTCCGTTAAATCTTGGAATATAATTATCAGTACCACTTCCTGTAATTCCACCAATAGTTAAATTTCCACTTCCTAAAATACTATTTCCGTTTATTGTTTTTATATTAGTACCTGATATAAGTGTGTTTTGTTTTCCTGAATATAGTTCAGTAAAGTTATCATCAGTCTTTACAAACGCACCTCTTAAAGTATCCCCTGTTCCGTCGTTAGGATTTGTTCCTACATTAATTATTTGTTGAGCCATTGGTATATGTTATCTATTGTTATTTTTATGTTATCTATTGTTTTTAAAATAGTATCAACAGTTATTAAGCTAATTTTTTTTTTAAAGAAGTTGCACCAAATGAACTATATTCATAAACGTAACCAAAATTAATACCATTAGTTCCGCTTTGACCCCAATACATATTATTTTCAACTGCTTGACCCCAACTTATATTATTTTCCATTTTCTATTTTTGTTAAAAATAATTGTAATTTCTTTTTGTTTTCTTCTTTAGGCTTTTCGTATTTTAAACCTTTCTTTCTTTGTTTTTTAGAGTACCCAACTTCCATAAAAATTATCTGTATCAGGGTACATATCCCCATTAGAGTTAGAATTATATTCAGGAAAATCTTGATTGTTAAAACACATAAAATCAATAAATCTTTGAGTATAGTGTTGTGCAATATCACGTTCCTTTTCAACCAAGAAATCAATTTCGTTTTTTTCTACACTTGTAGCGTTTTCAGAAGTATGTTTAAATACTCCTTTGTTGGCTATTGTATAAGCAGCAAATGGTAAATATTGAACCATAGCAAAATGAATCAACATCGGTTTAATGTATTCAGTAAGTAAATTTTTATACTTTACATTGCCACTTAAACTAATATCACCACTTAAAATTAAAGTTTGAAACTTATTGTATAAATCAGTTCCTAAATAGTTTTGGATAGTTATATCCTGTGCTATTTTTATATATTGAATAAAGTCATCTACATCTAAATTTCCGTTTAGAATAGTGAATCTTTTTACATCTTCTGTACTTATTAGTAATGCGTAAGCCATTTGTTAATTGTTTTTAGGTAAAAATCCTTTGTTTGGCATATCTATCGGTCTTTGTGAAACTAAAGCAGCGTTTTTGATTGTATATCCGTATGCTTCAGCTTTTGCACCTGCAATTTGTTTTGCTTTAGGTGAATTAACATCAATGTTAACGCCTTCAAAACTTGCATAAACTTGCTTATTCCAACGATGGTGACACGCACCACCGCCTTTATATAACCATATTGAATATGTATCAGCACCTCGTGGCCCCCAACCTTTATTAACCGCTTGTTCAGACATTCTTATAATATCTTCTTTACGATAAATTTTATTTGCTTCTGTCATTTTTTTGCAAAACAAACGAGTATTATCAGAATTTTCACCTGCATAAACATAGCGAGTAATAAAACGAATACCATCAATGTTTTCGTCTTGCTCACTTTTAGCGTTTGGTCTTGCAGTTCCTGTACTTACAAAATTGTAAACTTTAGATAATAAACTTTGTTTTGGTTCTTTATTTAATAATTCATTTTCAGCATCATCAGTATCGTAGTCAACTTCGCTTTCGTCAATTAATAACCAATTTTCATTTTGAAATTCACCCAAATCAATTAGACTTTGTGCAACCTCATCATCTAAAGAATCATCAGCAGAACAGCAAACTTTGTCAGAAGACATTTTAACGCCTGTTTCCTCTTCGTTTGTTTCTGCATTCATAGTATTTACATCTATAAAATCAAGTGGCTGTATCGTCTTAAAATATAGGTTTAAAGAGATTCCGTTTATAGCTAATATTTCATCAATAGCTTCAATGATTTCTAATTGGTATGGTCTAATAACTATGTTATCAAATAAACGTGTAGCAGTTTCAATTTCATCAGCATTGTTACTTAAACCGCCACCTGTGTCACGAATACCTAAAAGCATCGGACTTGTAACTCTATGCCCTACAATTAGTTTTTCAAAACATTCTTTTGCTAAATATTCGTAATGAGCAGGAGCGTCGTTTAAAGGAATATCATCAACTGTGGTTTTGTTTTCTGCACTTGCATTAAAAGAAACAATTACCTTGTCACCTCTTGAACCTGTTAATTTACGTTTAACATCGTTTGCAACTTCTTGACGTTTCTCTTCAGGTGGAATATTGTTATTAAAGTTGATTACTTTTGTACCACTAAATCCATTCATTACGTCATTAATCAAATAGTCAGAAATTTCTTCTTCTAATTTAGCGTATGGTAAAGCACCTGAATAATCTATCGGAGTGTAATAATGATAACCTGAAATATAAGGCTTAATAACATATATTTCAACTTCTTTTCCGTTACCAAAACCAAAAGCAGGAATACGTTTTAATTGGTCACCTTTTCTGTAATTTGCCCAATCGTGATGATAAAACCAAGCTTCAATTTCGCCTTTGTCATTACATTTTTCTGCCCTTAAAGTGTGCATCGGAAAATGCTCAACAGATTTAACCTTTCCGTTTAAGTATATAACCTGCATTGAAGCCATTCCTAAAAGTTTACGTTCCAAAGAAACTTTACGCAAACAATCCTTTTTTACAATAGACATCATTTGTGCATATTCGTTTGGCTTACGATTTGAATCGGTAGCATCAAGACCCTTACCATAAATCATATTAGCAACACCTGTTATAATAGCGTGGTTTGTATTTGAATACAAAAATCTATCTATTAAGTATTGAAAATAGTTATTATCTTCACCGTATTCAACAAACTCTTTATTTTTAGATTCTGTTATTACAGGCGAATTATAAGCGCTTAAACTTAAAATGTGTACGTTATTCATAAATTATAAATTCGTTATCAGAAGTTCTTTGAGTGTAAACGTCTTTGTTTATACTAAATTGTTCTATTATTTGATTTGTGCAAAAGATTTTATCTTTATAAACTACATCAGTTCCATTTAAAATTGTTAAAGTGTAGAATTTATTTTGTTTTATCGGAAATACCAAGTTAGTAACTGCGTAATATTTATCGATTGAAAATACGCACTCAATAGTTTCTTCTGTATTAGTTTCTTCATCACGTAAAACAATAGCATCAGCTTCTAAACCATCAATTGTGGCGTATAGATTTTGTGGTGCTTCTTGCTCTTTTAGAATTATCATTGTTTTATTTTAAAAATAAACAATCTTTGTTTTTGTATAAATAAAAAAAGGGTAACTTTAAAAGCTACCCAATTTTATTAAAAAAAGATGATTTTTAATTAAGAACCAACAACTACAGTAAATCCTGCAGCAGTTAAAGTATCTCCAATAAAGTTAGCAGGCACTTGTTCCATTCCTGTTAACGTTAAAGTGTATCCACTTAAATCACCGAAAGCACCACCTGTTACAATAGTACCACCTGT